CTAATGCTTCAGATTACCAGTTACAGCGCATTGGAATGATTGCGGGTATGCAACCTCATACCTTTAGGGACAAGGCTAAAAGCTATTTAAACCTTGCTTCCGAAACCGCAGACGCTAGTAAACGGGATGAAGAAATTAATCAGCTAAAGCAAGAACTTGCCAAAAAAGACGAGGAAACTGCTAAAATTAAGGCTGAAACTGATGCGAAGCTCGCCCTAATGCAGGAGCAAATGGCGGCTTTATTGGAAGCGGTTACTGAAAAGAAAACTAGAACTCGCAAGCCAAAAGCTGAACAAACGGCTTAATTGTGCCTAGCAAACTTGCCGTGATATTTGTTACGGGCTTCTATGGCAACTAACTCGGCAAGTTCTAAATCACAAAAATAACCAAAATGTAAAACTTTTTTGTCATATCTTATTTGGACTTGCCATTTGCCAGTTCTTTTGTAAAAACTTACATTTTTTATTTTGTTTTTTGGCTTTGTGTTGTAATTATTTTCAGAAGCAGTTGCTGCCCTCAAGTTTTCAATTCTATTGTCGTATTTGTTGCCATTTATGTGGTCAATTATTTTAGGCATAGAGCCGTGAAACATCATATAAATAAGCCTGTGGGCTAAGTGTTTTTGGCGGTTAATTGTTATACGAACATAAGGTCTTGAATAATCTACATGACCTGCAATTCCACCTTTATTTACGCATTTTTTTGATATTTTCCAATAAAGCACCCCATCTTTATAATCAAAAAAATTATGTAAATCTGTTTGTGTTAGGGTAAAATTGGATTCAGACATGGCAACTCCTATAAGTTGTTGTGTTTAGGGGCTAGGGCAAGCTCAAATTGCCCTAAGTTCCGATAATTATACCCCAACTACTTGGGTGTAAACCACAGTAAAAAAGGATAATTATGTCATCAACGATGCTCCAACTTGTTCAGCAGACCACTAGCGAGCTAAACCTTGCTATTCCTACCTATGTGGCGGGTAATACTAATCAGGATGTTCAACAGGTTCTAGCCCTTATGAATCGTACTGGTTATGACTTGGTAAAGGAATACGATTGGCAAGGTTTACAGTTGGAGTATCGTTTTTACACCGATGCACAAACCTTTACAGGCAATACAGTTAGCAACGCTAGTTATAACATTATTGTTACAGGTGACGCTACAGCCTTAAATAGCAATTACACCATTACAGGAACAGGCATTAACCAAGATACCTATGTGTCAAGCGTAACTTACAACTCAGGCACAGGTTTATCAACCATTGTTATGAGCCAGTTAGCTAGTGGTACATATACAAGCGTAACTTTTACCTTTTCACAAACCAAATACCCTTTACCTAATGACTTTGAAGCCATTACGGACAATACGCATTGGGATAAGACGAAACATTGGCAGATGCTTGGCCCTGAAGATGCCCAACAATGGCAATGGCTAAAGTCGGGTTATATTTCAACAGGCCCACGCATTAGGTGGCGTATTCTAGGCGATAAGTTTCAAATTTGGCCACCATATAACACACAAGAGTATTTAGGCTTTGAATACCGCTCAAAAGGCTGGGCTAGAAGTGCTGCTGGTGCAGTTAAAAACAGCTTTACTGTGGATACCGATACGACCATATTTGACGATACAGTCTTGGTTTTAGGTACAAAACTTAAGTATTTCCAAATCAAAGGCTTTGACACTACTGCATTGCAACAAGACTATTTCCGCTATTTGAATGTTGCTAAAGCCAACGACAAAGGCTCTGCTACCCTATCGTTTGCACCATACCCAAGCAAAGTCTTAATTGGTTACGCTAACATCCCAGACACTGGCTTTGGCACATAATGGCGGTCGCACAGCAAAGACGGGCAATGACAGCATCCCTACCATCCCCGATTGGGGGGTGGAACGCAAGGGATTCGCTTGCCGAAATGAACCAGTTAGATGCGGTTCAGATGGTCAACTTCTTCCCAACGCCTACGGATGTGACCCTGAGAAAAGGCTATACCAAGATTTCTACAGGGATAACGGGCGAAGTCTTATCGTTAATGAGCTATTCAAGCCCAACAACTACAAAGCTGTTTGGGGCTACATCTACAACTATTTACGATACAAGCACCTCTACGGCTACAGCTAGTCTGACAGGAAATACCGATGGCAAATGGATACACGCCATTATTACGACTGCTGGTGGCTCATTTATGCCTGCTGTAAATGGGGTTGACTCCATGATTGTTTACGATGGCACAAGGTGGTCAAGAAGTGCTACAACGGCTACGGCTCAGACTATTTCAAGTATTACTAGGGGTGGAACAGGTAATTTAACCGCTACCCTAACAACTGCTAGCCCTCATAACCTTGTTACAGGGAACACCATAACAGTTGCAGGTGCTACCCCATCCCAATTTAACGGAACTTATCGCATTACTGTAACGGGTGGTTCGACCTTCACCTATACGATGGCGGTTGCCCCAAGCGGTAATGCGACTGTAATGGGTACTTATTCCATTAATTATTACATTACAGGTCTAAATTCCAATACATTTGCTTATGTAAACTTGTTTAAAGAGCGTCTGTATTTTGTGCAAGAAAACTCCCTAAGTTTTTGGTATTTGCCCGTAGATTCAATAAACGGGGCAGTTACCGAGTTTCCTCTTGGTGGCATCTTTAAAAAGGGTGGCTATCTACAAGCGATGGGAACATGGACTATTGACGCTGGTTACGGAGTCGATGACCTAGCCGTATTTGTTACTAGTAACGGAGAAGTCGCTGTTTACAAGGGTTCTGACCCATCTGACCCTAATAATTGGTCTTTGGTGGGTATTTGGAACATTGGTTCTACCTTTGCCCGTAAATGTGTCTTTAAATATGGTGGTGACATCTTATTATTGACCCAAGATGGCTTAGTGCCCCTATCGGCAGGCTTACAATCCACCCGATTAGACCCACGAGTTAACATTACAGATAAGATTTTCTACGCTATTAGCCAAGCGGCAGACGCTTATTCTGCCAATTACGGCTGGCAAATGAATTACTTAGCCAAATACAATATGTTGATTGTTAACATCCCTGTAACTACGGGTTCTGAACAATATGTCATGCACAACATTACAAAGTCATGGGCTAGATTTACCAATATTGATGCAAATTGTTGGGAAATGAGCGATGAGGATATGTATTTTGGTGGAAACGGCTATGTAGCTCGTTTTTATGACTCATTTTCTGACGATACCGACAACATTAACGGATTTGTACAGCAAGCCTACTCGTATTTTGACCGCAGAGGGCAACAAAAACGCTTTACTATGGTACGCCCTATCCTACAGACCGATAACGGCTTACCGACTGTTTTATGCGGTGTTAGTACCGATTTTGATACAGTCCCCCTAACAAGCCAAATATCGTTTAACCCATCTACCCTAGATGTAGGGGTTTGGGATACATCCACATGGGATGACACAAACTGGGGTGGAAATCTAATTGTGACTAAGTTTTGGCAAGGCGTGACAGGAATAGGCTATGCAGGCTCAATTAGTATGAATGTGGCAAGCCAAGGAATTGACTTTCATTGGGCAAGTACCGACTATGTAATGGAAGCGGGTGGAGTCTTATAGGTGAGGACAGTAACTACTGAAAATCAGCAATATTTGGGGGAATGGCTGGTTCGAATACTTAACTTTCCCTTACCCCAAACCACCCAATGTATCGGTCAGATGCAAGATGGTAATTTGGTAGCTGTGGTTGGTTATTGTAATTTCATGCCAAAAGCCTGCGAAATGCACATTGGGGCATTGGCTGAAACGAATTGGATGAGTAGAGATTTATTATGGGCGGCATTTGATTACCCCTTTAATAAACTTGGAGTTAGCGTTATACTAGGGCAAATTTGTGCTGATAACACAGATGCCCTAAAGTTAAACCGACATTTGGGCTTTAAGGTTGTAGCTGAAATACCTGATGCCCACATGAGTGGTGATTTGGTAATTATGGCTATGAGAAAAGAGGAGTGTCGGTTTCTTAACATCCGATGCTCTTTAAACAAGGGAGAATAGTATGGGTGGTGGTGGATTTTTAGGATTAGGGCCTGCGCCAAGCGCACCTGCACCCCCTGATTATGCGGGGGCGGCACAACAGACAGCACAAGGCAATATTGAAGCGGCACGAGTCGCAACTGCGGCTAATCGTGTTAATCAAGTTACGCCTTATGGCAATCTTAGCTACGCTGTTACTGGTGCTGACCCTTACGGCAATCCTACATGGACTGCTACACAGACTTTAAGCCCCGCCCAACAACAACTACTTGATTATCAAAACCAAACAAGCATTGGTTTAGGTCAGTTAGCTGGCAAAGGATTGGGTTATGTTGAGAATATGCTCGAAACCCCGTTTGATACAAGTGCTTTGCCATCAACAGGGTTTAATCCTAGCCAAACATACCAAGAAGCCTATATGCAAAGGCTTGCCCCCCAATTACAGATGGGTCGTGAGCAATTAGCACAAGATTTAGCAAACAAAGGTATAGACATTGGCTCTAAAGCCTATGAAAACGCTATGCGTATGCAAGGACAGCGTGAGAACGACTTATTATTAGGTGCTACAACTCAAGGCTTTGGCGTTGGTCAACAAGCCCGTCAATCTGCATTGCAAGAGCAAGCCTACCTTAGAAACGAGCCTTTAAACACCCTATCTGCGGTGCGTACAGGTGCTCAGGTACAAGGCCCACAATTCGTTAATTCTGCCCAACAAGCTACGACTGCTGGCCCTGACTTATTGGCTGCATCACAGATGGGATACAACGCCCAAATGGGTGACTTTAACGCTAGAAATGCTGCACAAGCCAATCTCAATCAAGGTTTATTTAGTTTAGGTGGTGCTGGAATTATGGCGTTTTCGGATGTAAGACTTAAAGAAAATATTAAACCTGTAGGCGTAATGGATAACGGCTTGACCTTATATAGCTTTGAATACAAAGATGAAGTCAAATCTCACCCATTAGCAGGTGATGGTGTTCATGTTGGTGTAATGGCACAAGAAGTAGAGCAAGTATTCCCATACGCAGTTAAAACCCTAGATGACGGCTATAAAGTCGTAGATTACGGACTATTACCATGAATATGTATAACCCTTACATTCAACAGATGCCCCAAACCCAAGACATAGGCGGGCTATCCCCATATATGCAAAACATAGCAAATCAACAAGCTATGCAAAATATGGCTATGCAACAGGCTCAAGGGTTAACACAAGATGCAGGGCGTACAGTACAAGGTGGTATGAATCCGTTAGCTATGGCTATGATGTTACGCAAAGGTCAAGACCAAAAAAATATTAATGCTGCAAACGCTGAAATGTCTGCATTTAATCAAAGACCCGCACAAAACTACTATTCTGCCAGCATGAATCCTATGAACATTCAAAGCGATATGGACTACTAATATGGCTCAACAGATGCTTAATTTAGGCGGTAATTTACCACCCGAAATCCTACAGCAACAACAGGCGTTAAACCGCCAACAGCAGATGGCTCAGTTGCTTATGCAACAAGGTCAATCTATGCCGTCAGGTCAAATGGTAAGTGGGCGTTTTGTTGCTCCTAGTTTTGCCCAATATTTAGCCCCCTTAGCACAAACTTATGTAGGTCAAAGCATAGCCGAAAAAGGCGATAAAACACAAGCTGATTTAGCTAAAGCATTGCGTCAACAGTACGCTAATGAAATGACACAATATCGTGATATTTTGCGTGGCAAAGAACAAACATTTGAACAGGCTGGCCCAACCCAAAGTGGTGGCAACATTCCTAATCAGACTTATCGTACTGGTGCTGACCCTGAAGCTGCTTATTTGTTTGGTTCTACAGCCTATAACCCAGTATTGCAACAATTATCGGCTAAGAAATTAACTGAAGGGCCGCAATGGAAAGAAGCATCTAAATTAGACGCTCAAGGTAATACCATTTCAGGCTATGTAGATATGAACGCATCAAGTCCTGAATCGACATTTAGACCTTTTGCTATGACTAAGATGGGCATAAGCCCAGCAGAGCAAATTCGTTTAGCAGATGAAGGCATTGGTATTCCTGCTCAATTTAGAGGTGGTGCTGTAGGTCAACCTCAAGGTCAACCTACAAGTGCCTATGGTGCTAATGTTCAAATGACACCTAACCAAACTTTAGGTGCACCTCAAGGTCAACCATCAGGGCAACCTCAAGTAGCACCTAATGTCGCTCCTACTGTTGCATCTACAAAAGAATACAACCCATTCGTAGCACCACCTGTACCAACAGGTTTAAGTGGTAAACAAGCTAGAGAATGGAAAGCAGACCAAGCTAAACCTTTAACTGGCGAATCTGAAAAGCAAGTTAGTGGAGCTATTAATTACCAAAAATCATTAAATAGCTTGCAAGATATATTCCAAAGATATAAAGGTGCTGAATTATTAAACCCTAATGTTCGTGCTGAAATTCAACAATCCTTAAACAACGCTTTGTTACAAGGTAAAGAAGCAAATCGTTTAGGAGTTTTAAACGGCCCTGACTTAAGTATTTTAGAGAAAATTGTTGGCGACCCAACTGCTGTTAACGCTTTGATTAAAGACAGAAGCACTATCAATAAGCTTTATGACAATCAAAGAATGTTTACAACCGAAGTAATTAAAACAAATTATCGTTCTGCTCAAAAAGCTGTACCTGAAAATTTGCGTGAATTTGTTGAAATTAAACCTAGAGAATTGCCAAAAGAAGAGCAAAAAGGACAGCCTAAAGCAACTGGGGCTGTTGTTAGAGCCATGCTAAATGGAGAATCTATTGTAGTTCGTAATGGTAAATGGGTAAATGAAAGAACAGGGGTAGCCGTACAATGAGCGATACAATACCGCCACTTCCTAAAGGTGCTGTCATGGTTGACAATATGCCACCCTTGCCACAGGGTGCTGTATTGCAAAAAGAAACAGCTTATGACCGATTTTTAACTAGTTTACGCAATCCTGAAACTTTTGGAAGCCAAGCAACAGTTCCATTTTTTCTTGGTGGTACAGGCGAATTAATTAAAGGTGCTGGTGCTTTAACCCAAATGGCGTTTCCTAATGTTGGTACACGCATGGTTGAAACTGGAGAAGCTATGCTTGAAGGGGCTAAAAATGTAGCTCCAATATCCGCTACAGCAGGTCAAATTGGTTCTTATTTAATTCCTTTTACTGCTGCACAAAAGACCGCAACTGCTGTTGGTAATATTCCGCAAGTTGCTAGACAAATAGGTCAATTACCTAGTTTTGCTAGGGCTGTAGGTCAACAAGCTACTATTGGTGGAACTTTGGGTTATGGATTAACCCCCGATAAAGAAAATCGTGAACAAGCCGCTACATTTGGTACTTTAACTGGTGCTGCAACACCATTTTTAGAAAAAGCAGTTCGTGGAACTGTCAATTTTTTGCGTGGCACACCCCCATCTCAAGGCACAATGCAAGCCGCAAGAGAAGCACAAGAAGCAGGTTATGTAATACCGCCAACCCAAGTTAAACCATCATTAGTTAATCGGCTTTTAGAAGGTACGGCAGGTAAAATTTCTACTGCACAAAACGCTAGTTTTAAGAACCAACAGGTTACTAATCAATTAGCTGCAAAATCTTTGGGATTGCCTGAAGATACTGTTATTAGCCCTGATGTATTGGCTAACTTAAGAACAACAGCAGGAAAGGCTTACGAAAATTTAGGGGCTACTGGCACAATTAAAACTAGCCCAAAGTTTAATCAGGCATTAGATAATATTCAAGTTTACAAAGATGCAAAAATAGCAGAAGCTCAGTTTCCAACAGGTAAAGCAAATCCAATTATTGAAACGATTGATTCTTTACGCTCACCCAGTTTTGATGTAAGTTCTGCTATTTCTAAAATTAATGTATTGCGTAATGATGCAGACATAGCTTATAGAACAGGCGATAAAGCATTAGGTAAAGCCAACAAAGAAGCCAGTCAAGTTCTTGAAAACACTATTGAAAACTATCTTGCAAACAGCAAACAAACGGATTTGTTGCAAAAGTTCAAAGATGCTCGGCAATTAATAGCTAAGACTTATTCTGTAGAAAACGCTTTAAATCAAACAACTGGTTCTATTGATGCTAAGAAATTAGCCGCTCAATTAGCTAAAGGCAAGCCATTGTCAGGTGAATTAAAACAATCTGCTCAATTTGCCCAAGCCTTTCCAACTGCCACCCAAACAACTGAAAGAATGGGTAGCATCCCCCAAATTAGCCCCTTAGATGTAGGTGGGGCTGCGTTAACTAGCGGTGGTGCTTATTTTGCTGGTGGTGAAGGGGCAACCCCACTAGGATTTGCTACTTTATTGGCAAGACCAACTTTAAGAGCGGCAGCACTATCCAAGCCTGTACAAAGCAGATTAACTAACCAACAAATGCAAAATTTAAGCCCTGAAACACGCAACTTAGCTAGAATGTTATTGCTACAAGGGGCAACCAAAGCTGGAGCTAATGAGGAGCAATAAATGAGTAGAAATGGGTCAGGGGTTTTCACCCTAGTAGCTGGGAATCCAGTCGTGACTGGGACCACAATTGCAAGTACATGGGCTAATAACACACTTAGTGATATAGCTTCTGCTTTGACTGATTCTGTTGCGGCAGATGGTCAAACCGCAATGTCGGGTAACTTAAATTTAAATAGTAACAAAATTGTTAACTTAGCTACCCCTACTTTATCTACAGACGCAGTAACTAAAGCGTATGTTGATACGGCTGATGCGCTTTCTTTATTAAAAGCATCTAACCTGTCAGATGTTGCCAATGCTACAACTGCTAGGGGTAATTTAACTGCCGCCAAATCAGGGGCTAATAGCGATATAACTTCTTTAACTGGTCTAACTACTCCATTAACTGTAGCACAGGGTGGTACAGGTGCGGCTACATTAACTGCAAACAATGTTCTTCTTGGTAATGGCACTTCTGCACCACAATTTGTAGCACCAAGCACAAATGGAAATGTATTGACTTCAAATGGCACTACTTGGGTTTCTTCTGCGCCATCAACAAACTCATCCCAACTTGCAAAGGCTTGGGTAGCATATAACGCTACAACAGCTACAATTTTAGCTTCTTATAATGTTAGTTCTGTAACATTAAATTCAGCGGGAAAACAAACAGTTAATTTTACTACTGCTTTTTCAGATGCTAATTATTGTATTGCTGGCTCACAAGCTGTAAACGTTGGCTCAGGTCAAACTGGTATTGGTATTGGAGATACTGGCACTGGTGGCACAAACCCAACAACAACGGCTTGCGAAATTTATACGCCCAATGTAGGCGGTAGTTATACAAACTCTCCTCGCATGAGTGCGGTATTTTATAGATAGGAATAAAAATGGCACAAGTAATTATTTATACAAACGAAAATGGTGGCGTATCTGTTTGTATTCCTACTGGCGAACTTCCTATTGAGCAGGTATTAGCTAAGGACTGCCCAGCAGAAGCAACCATCATTGATGATTCAGAGTTACCTACAGATAATCAATTTTTCAATGCTTGGGAATTATTAAATGGCACAGTAGTAGTCAATGAAACTAAAAAACAAGCGATTATTGATGCTAAACAAGCAGTCATTGATACAAAGACTTCTGCACTAGCTAAACTAACCGCATTAGGTCTTACACAAGACGAAGTTAAAGCAATAGTTGGATAAGGAAAAATCATGTTTATTATCGACTGGGTGTTTGATAAGATGGGCTACACCAAAAAGGTGGATTGGCTTACTGTACTTAATTCTTGGGAAGGTAGCGTTACAGCCACGCCCAAAAAACCTGCGGTTAAGCGTAAACCTGCTGTTAAAAAGACTACAGTTAGGAAGAAAAATGCCTAACGAAATCCAAAAAGAAGTAGTTAAAGAAGCCATTAAAGAATGGTTAAATG